ATGAAAAGTGTAGAAAAGAAAGACATAGAATATGTTAATATTCACGAAACGGAAAGATCAGGGTCTTTCTTACAAATTACAAAAAAACGGGGACAAGTACTTAATGAAGCTTTGAAAAAACTAGCAGATGAATCTCCTGATAAGGTCATTAACTTTTTCGAAACAATCATTCCTTACAAAGACATTCGATTTGTAAAGGGTAGTGCATCTAAAGATACTATCGAATTTCCTCAGTTAATACGTGTACAAAGTAAAGTTGCAGAATTAAAAGAACGAGTATCATTCGAAATTACACGCGCTTTTTTGGAATTTTTAACTTCATTTGAAACGTCGTGTTTTCCAAATTTATACAATATGATTGATTACATTACTCATTTGGATGTATTACAAAACAAATCGTATATATCTCGAAAATATAATTACAATAAACCTGTAATAAATAGTGAACAAGAAAAATCGTATTTTGATATTGGTAATTTACGACATGTATTAATTGAACATATTCAACAAAATGAAACATATGTAACAAATGATGTTACTATGGGGAATGATAACGAATTGGGAATGCTTTTGTTTGGAACAAACGCAGTTGGTAAGACGAGTTTTATTCGTGCATTAGGAATAACAATTATTTTGGCACAAAGCGGAAATTATGTTCCTTGTTCTCATATGATTTACAAACCATATACTGCGATTTTTTCAAGAATAATAGGAAATGATAATTTGTTTAGAGGTTTATCGACGTTTGCTGTGGAAATGTCCGAGTTGAGGGTCATATTAAAAATGGCAAACGAATCCAGTTTGATTTTAGGAGATGAATTATGTAGTGGTACTGAAAATGAATCCGCTTTGAGTATTTTTACTGCAGGAATACAACATTTGCATAAATCGTCGGCTACGTACTTATTTGCAACACATTTCCACGAAATAGTTAATTATGACGAAATCAAATTGTTGGAAGAATCAAAGAAAATGGTTCTCAAACATATGTCGGTTCATTATGATAATGAATTGAAATGTTTAGTGTATGATAGAAAATTGAAAGACGGTTCAGGAGAACGAATCTATGGTTTAGAAGTATGTAAATCATTATATTTAGAAAACCAATTCTTGAAAGATGCTTTTAAAATTCGTTCAAAATACTTTCCAAATAGTTCCGGTGAATTGGAACAAAAAACATCGACATACAATTCAAAAAAAATTAGAGGAAAATGCGAAATATGTTCGGAAGCTTTAGGTGAAGAAATTCATCATTTAGAACCTCAAAAAATTGCGTCGAAAAATGGAATTATAAAAACCGAAAACGGAGAGTTTCATAAAAATCATTTAGCTAATCTAATTAGTGTGTGTGAAAAATGTCATGATAAACTTCATAAAAATAATACTGTGTTGAAAAAGAAAAAAACCACAAAAGGGTATAAAATTATAGAAAATTAATTTTTTGTTTGTATATTATATAATTTGATAATACTATGGTAATGAAATCGAGATATTCAAATGTTGATGACTATGCTAAGGATTTGTGGAATGAACTAGGTATAAAGCAAATTAACGATGATATTGGAGCTGGCTCTTTAAATGACTTGACAAACTCGTTGAAGAACAAGATGGATGATACAAAATATATTATGGACGATGGTAAGAAAGATTGGAATGCGATGTATAACGACTTGATAACTGAAAGGAAAGCAACGAATCATACGAATCAAAATTTCCACTTTTGGGGCGGTAAAAAGTCTCGTAAAAGTCGTAAGACAAAGGGAGCCAAGAAGTCAAAGAAGTCCAAGAAATCAAAGAAGAATAGAAAGACAAATAGAAGAACAAGAAAGCATTAAATTATTTTAGCAATAAATTATATAGGTAAGATGCCAGAATTGAGTTCTAAGCAATTAGGCGAAATGGAAGAAGAACACGTAAAAAATATTAGAAAAACTCTTAAAAGAATTGGTATTAATCCTGATGAAAATTTTTTTACTTCTCCTGAATATGAAGGAACATCATCTGGTACTGTAGGATTTCCTACAAGAACTGGTATAACTTCTCAAACAATTATGGATTTTATTAGTGAAGATAAAGAAAAAAGAAGCAAAGCAAAAACAATAATTAAGAATTTATATGAAAATGATCTTAAAAAATATCATACGTTTTTAAAAAAAAGAGGTTTACCAATTGAAGATTATGAAGTTTTTTTAGCTACTTTTCAAATAGACCCTCCAAAAAAAGGGGGAAAAACAAAAAGAAGGAAAACAAAGAAGAATAGAAAGACAAAAAGAAGAACAAGAAAGCATTAAATTATTTCAAATAAATTATTGAAATAATTATTCGTAACGGTTTTTTAATGAATGAAAACAGTTGTATATTTTTTTACACAACATAATAATGAATGATATTAATTGAACACTAAATGAAACAAATGTAATTTCTTGAAATTGTGGATCTTGATCATCTTCTTCTAAACTGCTTTCATAAACTTTAGATGTTTCAATATCGTACATTTGATTTCCATCGTTTACATAAATATTACATCCTGTTTTATCACAAAGTCTTTTACCGTTTGTATCATAATAATTTTCATCAAATTCTTCTTTAAACATATTTTAATATAAACACGGAAATGTTTTTATATCAAAATTTTGAATAAATCATGTTATTTAATGTATATTTTCAACATATTTTACATAATCAATCAGCTTATATCTTTCATGTGGATTCAAAATACCAAGTTTTATATGAATACCTATTTCTGGAGGTAGTTTATGTTCAAGAGTAATAATAAACTTGTATAAATGTTCTATTTTTTTATCACGTAACATAAATAATACTTTCATTTTAGAATAAAAAAAGTTGGAATATCTAAAGTAATAAGAATTATAACCATTAATAAATCTACAAATATCAGATAATAACCATTGACGATTGTATTTACGTAAAGAATACTTTGAAAAATATAAACTATACAAATGATTTTTAGTGTAAACAAAAGATTTAATATCTTCACATAGTTCTTTGCTTTGTGGTTGGTATAAATAAGGACAAATATGTTCAACAATAATTTCTTCGGGTATCTTTTTCATTAACTTGGCTAGTTCCATAAAGATATAAATATTTAATATAAATATTTAGAATATAAAAATAGGTTCTCGAAGGTTCTCGAATACCTCGAAAATTTTTGTGTGTAAAAAATAACAAAAATATTTTTATGTGGTTTTATTCTATTTTTTTAACACAAATTTATTTTAAGAATTTGAGAACCTAAATAGTATTTGAGAACCTAAACAATATAAAATTTAGTTATGGTTAATTTATATATTAAAAATAGTGTTTACTAATTAAAAAATCGATCTCTTTTTTTAACTATAACGATTAAGCAGTCCGAGAAGACGTAAAACTATCATAGTCCGAAAAGACATAAAACTATAATTGAAGTCGTCCGATAATGACGGATTAAACTAAGAATAGTATAAAATACGGCGGTTTATGTATTGCGATGATATTATGGTCTGTTAGCACACGTACTTGGAGCATACATAATTAGTCTAATGAATTAAAATATTGGGACATAAATAACTCGCCTCCTCGTGGTGTGTCCTGGATAAGAACAACATTAAAGTTGTCAGCTAAATGAGTTGAGGAATGGAAGGATAAATTAGTTATCCTACGATCCGAAGGCGGAGGTGAATTAACACCCGTGGTGGTGCCTAGGAGTTCGGACCCGATGAGTGGTCTTTGTGACTTTGGAAATAGTCAAAGATGGCAAAACTTTTTCCTGAATAGCACTTAAAAATCCTAGTGTGAATGTATGTGGATGGTGATGAGGACTTAAGTGTCAGTTACCATTTCCATGTATTATTCGAGTATTTTTACAGGGATGCGAAGGCTGAAAAAATGCTGGCAATCTGTTGAGATATTCTTGGTCCTTTTATTCATACTGAAAGAAACTGAGATTATATTATGATGAACTCACTTATTCATAGCTATAGACCTGGTTGTGTTTAAGGATTTGATGTAAGTCTGGTACAATCCAAGATTAATTTTATACCAATTTAAATTTTGGATAAGTTAAACTTGTTTCGAGGATGATAACGTATGACGACTACTTGTTTGGTTGAGTAAAACAAGATACATTATGGCGTTAAAAACATCTTCCGGGGTGTATAAATAGATTGTATTTGTATTTGAAGGGAGGTCATCAATGATAATGCATTCTTGTTTTCACTTTTAAGTGAATTCCGTTTATAATGTGTAGTAAATTTTTATATACAACAATAATTAGTAATGTCTTGAGAGTTTGGCCACTTGATAAATAATATTAATGAAGGTTGTATCATAAAGTTATAATGCGATTTTTTTATTCATATATTTTCTCTTTGTACATAAAATTTATAAACAAAAACTCCGCAAAAAGTAATGCAAGTTTTGGCAAATATAAAAAAATTGATATCCTTTTTTATATTTTTATATAACATTATTAAAATCATTAAAACACTGGATATGTCAAGTATTGAAACTAATAACAAGAGGCGTAATATTGGAAGTCGTCAGAGAAAATTAATAAGGAGTAAATATACTTATATATCTCCTGTATCTAAAACAATAGTAGATAATACAAGTAAAAATTTTGTTGAAAGTATTAAGACGTTCAAGGGTTCATATGAATATCGCAAAGTAGAGACTTGTGCTAAAACGATTGCTTTAGATACATTAGAAAAACCAAATTGGGATGGATTAGAAACGATTTTACTAAAGGCAATATTTGTAATTTTAATTGACAAATATGATTTTCCTTTGATGAAGCCTTTAAAAAAGTACAATCGTAATCAAATGATTCATCAGATAAATAACTTATGGAACAAGCCTTCAATAGATGATATTGATGCGTGTATGATTTGTTATGATATTATTACAAAAGAAACACCAACAACAACTTTGTTGTGTAATCATACACTTTGTACAAATTGTTTCTTGAAGTGTTGTAGACATAGTGGAAATAGATTATTATCGAATTGTCCGATGTGTCGTAGTGATATTATGCCATTCACGGTGTAGGAGTAGGAGTGTTAGATAGTGTAGAAAATTTAGTATAAGATTTCATTTTTTGTTGAGATTGTTGGTTAATTTCATCTAAATTTTCAAGTGAATCAACATATGCAGGAATATCAAGTAATTTAGGAAAATTATGTGTTGGATAAATAAAAAGAGGATCATGTGTAGCCGGTTCTGTTGCTTTTGGTGAAAAGTTTACTGTTTCTGGGTTTTGTGGATGTGAATAATAGCTTAGTTTAGTAGCTTCTTCATAGTTAGGAACATAAGAAGATGGTCCATATGGGTAGTCAGCAGGGTCATAATAAATACTAGTGTTTGAAATATCAGCATAATATACTTTTTCAAGTTGACCTTGTTTGTTTTTTTGCCATATTGAATTTTTTTCTCTATGTTCAGGTTTATCTAAATCGGCATGAAAAGTTGCATCAATATTGTCAGATGCAAATTCGGGTGGTGATATTGTAGGACTGGGAGTAGCAGTTGCCAAATTATTTAGTACTTGTATTCGAAACGCTTCTTGTGAAGAGAAACTATAATTTAAAGATAATACAATAACAATAATTAATATTAATGAAATAATATATGTATAATATTTCATAAGTTATAACTTTCTTGATATATATTTAGAAATATATCCGAGTAAAATCAAAAAATTGATTAAAAAAAATAAAATATAAACGGAAGATATAATATATAGTAAAATGATTATTCCAGTTAGATGTGTTACTTGTGGTAATGTATTGGCAAATAAGTACAGATACTACCAAGAGAAGGTTAGAGAAAGAAAGATATCCAAAGGAGAGAAATTAGATAATGTTGTGTATTTCTCGTCAACCAATACAGAAAAAACAGCTGAAGGTGAAACTTTGGATGAATTGCGTTTAACGAATGTTTGTTGTAGAAGGCATATGTTGACGCATGTAGATATTGAATAAATCTTGGTTATTAATAAAATATAGATATAATTATATAGAATGGCAAAAAGTATTAGGAAGTCAAATAATAAGAATCTAAAAGGTAAAAAGTCTAAACAGCGTAAAACCAAAACATATAAAAATAGAAAAATAAAAGGTGGATGTAATTGTATGTTAGAACAACAAGGTGGAAGACCAAAACGTAGATTCACACAAAAGAAAAAGGGTGGTTCGGATTTTGGTCCAGCTAGTTATACCAATTTTGATGATTCGTATAGTAAACATTATGCTGAAAATACATATGAAACAGATCCACAACATATGCAGATTTCTAGTAGAAATTTACCAAATATGGTAGGTGGAAGTAGACGTAGAAGAAGAGGTATTATGAAAAAAGGTGGATATTCTTTGGATAGACAATTTAGCAATCCAATCACAAGTTTTATGACAAGTGCTGGTGCGGTAAATGCAGCAGACACATATTCTATGAAGAATCATGTAGATCCTCATCCATATAGTCAACCTTCATCAAATGTACAAGTAGCTTTGGCGTAATTTTTTCATATTATAATATATATAAAATGAAAATCGTTGGATTAAAAGATTTATGTTTGCCTTCTCAGATATATTTAGTTGTATCTTTGATAGCTCTTGTTGCTATGGCGTTTCAAAATACAGGAAATACACATTTATATTGTGTAGGAGCTTATAAGTGTGATGTTTCTGTAAGTGTTTACCTAATATTTATTTTGAAATTTTTGTATGTAATTTTCTGGACATGGGTATTGAATATAATTTGTAGAGCTGGAAAACCAATTGTTTCATGGATATTATTGTTCATGCCTATAATATTGTTTTTCATATTTGTATTATTGGTAATGGTATAAAAAAATATATAAAACCTAGCTACAATAATCTATCTAATATTTATTCGTTATTTTGATAATAATGTCTCAATTTTCTTTTACAGTCTAGTTTGGCAGATCTTTGTCTAATTTGTATGACATTTTCATTATCTTTATTTATTACAAAAGTATTTTTAATGACCTTTTTAGAAGTATTTTTTTGTTGAGTAGTTTTTCTTTTTTCTTTGGTTTTTATTTCTTTTTCGTGTTCTTCATTTGCTTTCTTAGAAAAGTAAATGAGGTCTTCTGCTCCTTGTTGATGAATTCTAGAAGTGTAATTTATCAAGACATCACATATTCTTTGTTTTTCTAAGACATCAATTTCTGAAAGAAATTCACTAATTTTATCTTGAACAATATGAGTTTCAAGAGTTTCGTTGAATTCCTTAATTCGTTTAGTGTTTTCATTCCAGTTATTTTTGTCTTCTTGTGATAACTTTGACCAACAATCGGGGAATTCATTTCTTTTTGAAATCAAATATTTAGTAGATTCACGTTGATTTTCTACAAATAACTTGATAATAGAGTTCAACTCGTCCATTTTCTTTGGATAAAACGAAGAACGAATTCTATACTTACTGAATACTTTCAAACGTTCAGACCATTCTTTCCAAATGTTTTCTTCAAAGTTAGTGATCAATTTCAAAGCCATGATATATAAACACAAGAGTATAATGCTAATATAAATTTATATAAAAAGTGAATCAATTTTTTATACATAATGTATATATGTCTGAACCTGAATTATTAAAATTTGTTAAAGATAGATTTGAAGAGTATAAATATAAATTTACTCGTTCTAATGAAAATGAAAAAGAAATATATAAAAAATATTTAGAATTTGTATTAGTTTTGATTGATGCTTCTACAGAGTTGGCAAACGAAAAGGATCATCCAGTAAGTGATATTTTAATAAAAGATATGATAAAATTTTATTTTGGAAACGACGGTGGTCCTATAGATGATCCTCCAAATAAAAGAAATATAAAAAAATGGTTTATAGATAATTTTTATAGAATTGAGCTTGATTCATTTAACTTTGATCCTAAATTATTTGAAGGAGGAAGAAAGAATAAAAGATCAATAAAACGAAAAACTAAACGAAGAAAAAATAAACGAAGAAAAACACGAAAAAATAAGATATAAAGTTTATAATAAATATTATATATGGCTAGTATTGAAGTGTGGTTACATATATTATCTAACATTATTTCGTTGCCGACAAATATTGTTTGTGATCTTATTGATAATCCCGATAAAAGGTCTAATCAAGAGTTTTTAAGAGAATTACATAGTATTTGTCTTACATCATATCATGGTGGTGCCGCGCGAGAAATTATATAAAAAATCGATTGTTTTTTAAATATAATAATAAAATATATAAAAAACGTTAATAATGTCATTTAGACCTTTATATAAAATTCGTGATTGGATGCCATGTGTGAAATATTTGGATTACGATGAATTAATAGAAAATCCAAGATCAATAAATGAATTAGAAAAACATGATATGGTGAGTGTAAATAATATGTCAAAACATCCGGATGCAATTCATTTATTAGAAAAAGAGAAAGATAAAATAGATTTAATAGATTTATCAATAAATCCATCAGCATGTCATATGTTTGAGTATTATTTAAAAAATGGAAAATGCTTGCTTTTTCCTGGTGTGGATTTTTACTATAATAATGATATAAGTGATAATAACTATTTGTCTTTGGCTTATATATTAGATAATCCGAATGCAATTTTATTTATAGAAAATAATTTTGGATATATTTTTGAAGAAAAATATAAGATACAAAATGAAAAAGAATATAGTTATAAAAGTTGGTTTATTGGTTGTCTTTGTAAAAATAAAAATGCAATACATTTATTGGATAGACAACATTTATTAAAATTTATCGATATAAGGAATCTTTCAAAAAACCCAAATGGATATAAAATGTTTGAAAAATATGAATTTTTAAGAATTAAGTTATTGAAGGATACAAATTTACATTTCGATATGTGTGCATTAAATGGAGAATCTGTTATATTTTTAGAAAAATATGGAATTGATATTATAAATAATGGTTGTAAGTGGGTATCATTACATTATAATTCATCAGATTATGCATTAGATATATTGGAAAAGCATAAACAATATATAAATTGGTGGGCTTTGTGTTTGAATACAAATCCAAGAGCAATAAAAATGTTAAAGTCAACGAACGTCGAAAACCTAAATTGGAAAATATTATCTATAAATCATGCTGCTATTGAAATGATTGAAGATTATGTAAAACGAAATTCTTGTTGTTATAAAATACTTAATGGTAAACTATCTTTAAATAATCTAACACGTAATCCAGAAATATTTGTATTTGATAGTAATGCTATGAAAGAACAAATAAATACGGTTATAATAGATGGTTTATCATTTGCAGAAGATTTAATTAAAACGGCTATGAGTCCAAAAAGAATGAAATATTATTTAGACAATTATGATTATGATATTTTAGGAGAAGAGTACTTATATGATAAAACAGATTTATTTAGCTAAGATATTTGTTATTTATGTTTTATTTACTAGAAATTTTTGAATATGTTCATAACAATAAAAATTAACGCCGTTTACAAGCATAGCGCGTATAATACATACATATATACCTTGGAAAAGATTACCCATTTTGTAAGCTTGTTTTATTTTTTTACACGTTTCACTTTGTAAACGAACTTTAATAGTATCCAACGGATATACACACAACCAACAACTAAGACCAGCCATACTTCCAGAGAAGAATGAAGAATAATTATCGGATTTAAGTTTTTGATATACGGAGAAATAAGCGAATGTAGAAGGTATTTCTGTCATACAAATAATTGGAAAATTTTTATACGTACATATAATATTTTTAAGATTTAAATTATATTTTTTATTGTATTGAGACATAACTTTATATTTATCAAAAGGGGTTAATATAAATGTAGTAAGTAAAGCAGTATAGAAATTTCCGATGTGTTTATTTGTAGTATTATTTTTAAAGTAATTATTAATACCGAATATAGATCCATTTACTATAGAATTTTGTATTAAAGGGTATTTAATACCTCGATATATATTAAATATAGTTAATGATTTGAATGTATTATGCATTTTTCCTTGTTGAAGTGTTTTGATTGTATCAAAAGGGTAACCAATAAATATATGTATAGCTCCAGATAATGAAGCACTAAAAAAAGAAATATGTGTAGGTATTTTATTTTCCATTATTTATGTATTTATAAACAATTGTTTTTATCCTTTAAATAATTAAAAAATTGATTTGAAATTATATAGATAATAATATATTAATAGTAGTATATTATAAGTATCATGGAACCAATATTTTCGAATCCATCTGAAAAAAACGGAGTATTTAAGTTTACACTTTCAAATATAAACGTAAGTTTAGCGAATGCTTTGCGTAGAACTATGTTGAATGATATTCCAACAATAGTATTTAATGCTGAAGTATATGAAGATGAAAAATGTAAAATAGTTACAAATACATCACGTTTTCATAATGAAATCATTAAACATAGATTAAGTAATATTCCAATTCATTCCAAAGATATTAAATTTTTAGAAAAGCACGTAATGGAATTGAATGTTGAGAATACAAGTGAAACTATGATAGTAGTTACAAGTGGTGATTTTAAAATAAAAGAAAAAGAGAGTGGAAATTATATATCTGATGGAAAAGTTCATGAAATATTTCCTAAGGATGAAATAACACAAAATTATATAGATTTGATTCGTTTGAGACCAAAGGTTGGTGATAGTATACCAGGTGAAAAGATACATTTGACATGTGAATTTTCATTTAAAACAGCAAATGATAGTTCAACATTTACATCGGTAAGTAAGTGTTCATATGGTAACACACCTGATATGGAGAAAATAAATACAGTATGGGAAAAGATGGAGGAGAATTTACGTTCAGAGTCATTATCTAGTGAAGATATAAAGTTTGAAAAGCGTAATTATGAATTATTGGATGCTCAAAGACAATATGTAGAAAATAGTTTTGATTATGTAATCCAATCAATAGGTGTGTATGAGAATCGTGAAATTGTACGTATGGGATGTAAAATATTGCATAATAAATTAGTGAAACTAATACAAGATATTGATGATGATATTGTTCCAATATCATTAAGTGAAACAACAATAGAAAATTGTTATGATATTGTTTTAGAAAATGAAGATTATACAATAGGAAAGGTTTTAGAATATTTGTTATATGAACAATATTACGTAGATGAAAAGTTATTAACATTTTGTGGTTTCAAGAAATTTCATCCTCACGATACAGAAAGTCGTATTCGATTAGGTTATGTATCAAAAACAGATAAAAATTTAATAAGACAGCATCTTCGTATAGTAAGCATTAAAGCACAAGAAATATTTGATGTTATAAAAAAGATGTTCTAATATTGAAAGATACTTTTGCATATTTTATAAAAAATTGATAATCTTTTTTTATTAAATATGAGAGAATATTAATTAAGAATGTCAAATATGAGTCAGATTAGAGAATTATCGATAGATGTAAATAGACCTCAATTCAAAAGCCTTGTTGAGTGGTCAAATAATCTTAATATTAAAGTAAAGGCTACAAAAAGACTAGTGGACATATATGATGAAAATAGAAGTATAACAAATACTAGATCTTCAATTAAATGTTTAAAAAAAGAAAAAATGAATATAATTAAAAATATAAGGGGAATTTATCTACATATAAATAGATCAAAACATGTTGTTTTTACTTTTTATAAAATGAGTTTGTGGAAAACATTTATGATAAAGAGAAATATTTTGATAAATGATATAAATGATGTAAGAAATAAAGAACTTTGGTGTTGGAATGATAAAGAAATAAAATATATTGAACTTTGTATAAAAACACTTAGTAAGTATGAGGACTATGGTAAATTAGTGGCTTGTGTAGTACATAGAACTTTTTGTTATGATATAGCGTGGCAAATATTGGATTATATATAAAATGTATCTAAGATATAATACGTTTTATATCATTTCTTTAAGTTTTATAAAAAATTGAAATAAAATTTTGTGAAATATAATATTGTATTAAGATTATTGTTTATATCGAATATGGAAAAAAGATTGAATAAGTGTATTGAAGAATATGTTGGTGATTTTAAACAAAAAGTTTGTCAAAGAATTACAAGTAATGAAGATCCATCGGTATTGAAAGATTTAATAGAATTTGTGTATGAATATCCAAGATTAGTATTAACAAAAGAACATTTTGAAAAACGAAAGCGTGTAAAGAATAAAATATGTGATGATATTAGATGTTGTGCAAAGCGTGCGAATGATGAAAGATGTACTAGACGTAAAAAAGATGGAAGTGATTTTTGTGGTACACATTCAAAGGGTACACCTAATGGTACAATAAATGAAGTTGATAATAAGGAAACAACTGTTCAATTAGATGTAGAGGCACACAATATAGATGGAATAATTTATTATATAGATAAAAATAATAATATTTATAAAACTGAAGATATACTAATGGAAAAGCAAGACCCATTACTTATAGGAAGATGTGAAACAAATAATGGTTTACGTACTTTAAGTTTTATTTAGAAGAATCATCATTAGTGGTATTTTCAATATCCAAAGGTTTAGAAGTAATTTTTCTTGAAATAGATTCTTTAACAGTTTCTTCTCTATTTTCTAAAATATAATTACGCATATCATTTGCTTTCATAAAATCACCTTGATAATATTTAGATAAAACATCAAAAAGTACTTTCTTTGTCATAGGTTTCTTGACATTTTTCTTAATGTATTGTATTTGACCATTTTTTATATCAAAACAGTCGATTTCATTATTTTTCATAGTATCGATTAATAACGTAGAAATTTTCTTTTTATCATTTTTTCTGGTATTAACTTCTTTTTGAAGAGCACGAATTTCGTTATCCATTTGGACCCATTTTCTTATTATTTCAACAAGTTCTCCTTTTGTTTCCATAATAGTAGATATATCATTTATTAGATAATATTTTCTAATTATTTTAATTATATTATATATTATAGTAAAAGGTATGCATCAAATGAAGTTTTTTACTTCTGGTAGACAAAGGCAAAGAACACAAAATAAGCAAATACCGATGTTATTAAATCAAAGATCATATATAGTAAAATTACCACCACCGCCACCTCCAATAGAGGCATCTATAAAAGTTAAATGGGGAGAACCAACATGGTTTTTATTTCATACATTATCTGAAAAAATAAATGAAGAATCATTTAAAAGTATACGTGAAGATTTATTGAATGTATTTTATTCAATATGTACGAATCTTCCATGTCCGGATTGTGCAAATCACGCTAAACAATATTTAGATAACGTAAATTTTAAAGCTATTCAAAAAAAACAACAATTGATTGATCTTTTTTATCATTTTCATAATGAAGTTAATGCACGAAAAGGATATGATATATATCCATATGTTAAATTGGATAAATATAAATTAGCTAATACAAGTAATATAATTAAGAATTTCATGGTACATTTTTCAGATAAATATAGAAGTATTAAATTATTGGCATCGGATTTACATAGAAGTAAATTAGTGGAATATTTGAAAATATGGTTTAATAACAACATTATGCATTTTAAACAATAATTAAATGATTTTGAAAAATTGATATATTTATAAAATATTTTTTGTTATCATAATAATGCATAATTTACCAGATGATATTAAACGAATTATATGGGAGTTTGATAAAACATATCATGTTAAATATAAAACTTGTGTACGTCAATTAAAAGAGTCTAAAAAATTTTATAAAATGTATAAAGCATCTTCTTACAATAGATTAAGACGTTGTGATATTCTTACTTTTTCACAATTTATTCTTAGAAAATATATAAATCATCAATACTCTCGTTCATTATATAAATGGTATTATAGTGATATTAATTATTATGTAAGATTAAAAAGGTATTAACAAATAAATAATAAATAATATATACTATGAAAAAGTTTTCTATAATTGTTGCAGTTTGCAATAATTATGGTATTGGTAAAAATGGTAAATTGCCTTGGAAAAATAAGGAGGATATGAAATATTTTAGAGATAAAACAGTAGAAACGAATAATACAATAAATGAGAATGCTATTATAATGGGTCGTAATACATTTGAATCTATGGATAGACGTTTTTTACCAAATAGAAAAAGTATTGTAATTACAAGTCAGAATATAGAAGGAGTTGAAATATGTAATAGTTTAGATGATGCTTTACACAAATGCAATAAAGATAATATAGAGAATGTTTTTGTTATTGGTGGAGAGATGTTGTATAAACATGCTATAGAACATCCTAATTGTGAAAGTATTTATTTGAATAAGATAGATGAAAACTATGATTGTGATACATATTTTCCCAATATAAATATGGATATGTATGAAAAGGTTTTTGAAAAACCATTAAGTAATATTGTTACAAATACTTTTTATAGAAAGATTTAAATTATCTTTTTTTAAAGGTGCATTTAAAAAGTTGTTTTTTTGGTCTTTGACAAACGGTTTTATCACTACCAACGTTGAAGAAAAATAGATTTGGCTGATTTATAGAATCAATAATTCTAGCCCACAGAGCACCCATAGCACCACCAATTATAATAGAAATAAGAATAGGGAATATATCATAACAACTATTGGAAATGTTCCAAAAAAGGTCTCCTAATATTAATAATGGTAAAAGTACAAGTGTTGGAATATTGTACATAACTATTTTGTATTTTATGATAATGTACACTAAATAGAATAATGTGTATGATAACATAGAAATACCTAAAGGAGACTTAGAGAATGATCTATTATGTCCTATTGAAATTAAATTACAAACAGAGTTATCAACTTCTTCTTCATCTGATGTATCTGGTTCAGGAATAAGATTACCAACGGTGATGGTAATAAAACAAGAAACTAATAATCCAACTAAATAAATTACACCTTTTATATCTTGATTTAAAACTGAAGAAAGACCAAAATATGAAACAATAATAAAAGGTGATAATCTAAAAAATAAATAGAAAAATGATACTATATTTAATTCCATTATATATTGTGTAATGATATTTTCTTTTTTTTTAAAATTTCGAGCAATCTATTTTTTTTAACACGATTTTTCATATCCTAACAAAAACTTTTCAATTATAAAGAAGCTAAATATGTTAGTATATAATTAAATATTCTTATAGTAGTCAGGATATTCAGCTATTAAGTCTCTACATCCAGATATAGCACCTTGATCCATTAATTTAGTTTTTCTTTTTTTGTTGATTGATTTTACCCATTTATTTTTGTTCTTACATTTTTTTTGACAGTATATATCATCACAACCTTGTAAATACATATTTTCTAATATATTAGCTAAATCCTTTTTCTTATTTTTACGAAGAACATCTATAGGTTCATAGTTTTTACTAAATTTCTGTTCTACTCTTTCTCGTTCTGGTAAAAATGTTTTTTTGCAAAATTTTTTGCATGTTTTGTTTTGAGGTTTTTTAACGCGTGTTTTTGTTTTCTTTGGCATTAATTTTATTATAAATAATATAGATATATTTTTTTATTATTTGTAGAGAACATGGGTATTCACACATTTTATACGAATTTTATAAAGAAATATCCTGAAATAGTGAAGCCTCGAAGTGAATGTGGTACATATGATAATTTATATATGGATTGTAATTCATTTGTTTATGAGGTATTTCATAAATTACAAAAAGAATATGATGAAGGAGAACTTTTACAAGAAAAAATAGATTCTTATGGAAATATTGAGAACTTAATTATTGAAGAAGTAAAAAAAGAAATAACAAGACAAATAAAGATAATATCTCCAAAAAAATATATATTTATAGCGTTTGATGGTGTAGCTGAAAAATCAAAAAAGAGACAACAACGCGATAGAAGATTTAAAAAGATTATAGCAGGAATGATTGATAATGTTAAAAAATTATGGGATACAAATCAAATTACAGCAGGAACACCTTTTATGGATAAATTGTCTGAAAGTATTTATGAACATTTTCATCCTGAAGATTTTGGTGTTGAACAAATAGATATATCGTGTAGTGATGAACCAGGAGAAGGAGAACATAAGTTTATCATACAAGAAGGTAGGGATATTATTTATGGAATGGATAGTGATTTATTAATGATATGGAATATAGATTTATATAGAGGTGAAGATGAAGTAATATGTGTTAGTGAATTAGAAAAACCCGTAAATAAAAAGTATATTTTATTAGGTAACGATTATATTCCTGGATTAGCTTCTTTTCAAGAATTAGAATTTGTAGATATAGAAGTAAATACTGTAGAAGATTTTCAAACGGTTATTTGTCAAGTTAAAAAGAATAGAAAATCAGATGAATTCAGTAATAATATAAAGACAAGAAATAAGCTTCATGATAATAGTCAATATGTAGGTACAAGTAGAGTAAGATATTATAAAGCAATGTGTAATACAACTGATATAAACTCTGTGTGTAGAAAATATTTTGAAGGACTAAAATATTCATTAGAAATGTATATAAATAAAAAGAGTGTAAGTAATTGGTCATATTGTTTATCAAGTACAGCTAATTCAACATTTGATACGTGTGGTGCACCGTTATTAGATGATTTATGTGTTGTTAATATAGATGGATTGTATATTCCACAAGATGATTATGATAAGATAGATAGTGTGTATGAATTTTCTGAATTAGAGGTATCTAGATTATTGTCGATGTGTAGTATGTGTGTGTTGTGTGGTTTGTTGCGTTTGTGTTAGGTGTGTTATAAAGTTAGTATGAACCCCGGGTA